TAGATTCTGATGATACCAACAGAGTATTTTATGTAGGTGCAACTCGTGCAAAACAATCTCTACATATAATTAACCCCCAACAAGAAAGAGGATTTATAATATGACTAAAGAAGAAATATTAGCGAAAGCTAAAGATATTATTTCTAATGATAGAAATGAATCACATGGAGATGCATTCAAGAATCATGCAGAAATTGCAGAGTTCTGGAATATATTTCTTGATAAAAAATTACAACCGATGGCTGATATTACAGCTCAAGACGTAGCAATTATGATGATACTACTAAAAGTTTCACGTTCCAATCAGGGAAAGAAATTTAATTTGGATAATTTTGTTGACATGGCAGGTTATTCAGCAATTGCAGGAGAAATAGGTGACAGTGGATCTTTTTAATCAAAACGAAGTAAAAGCAGAATGGTTACACCCCACGGAATTCCCTTCTATGAAAGGAAGGGATGTAGTGGCGATAGATTTAGAGACGTGTGACACAGATCTAAAGAAAATGGGTCCTGGTTGGCCTAGAAAGATTGGAAAGGTTATAGGTATTGCCGTATCTAGTGGTGATTTCACTGCATATTACCCAATTGCTCATGACGGTGGAGGTAATATGGACATTAAAGTTGTCTTAAAATACGTAAAAAGCATATGTGAGGATGAATCTATACAAAAGGTGTTTCACAATGCGCAGTACGATATTGGATGGCTGAGCGTGTTAAATATTGAAGTTAAAGGGTACATTCATGACACCATGATTGCTGCTGCATTGTTGAATGAGAATAGATACTCATTCACATTAAATAGCATGGTGGCAGAATATTTAGGTGAATTTAAGAATGAATCTTTGTTAAAAGCTAAAGCAGAAGAGCTAGGAATAGATCCTAAAGCAGAGATGTATAAGCTTCCTGCTGAGTTTGTTGGGGAATATGCAGAGGCAGATGCTAGATTAACATGGCGTTTGCATGAGAGATTGATATCAGAGATAGAGAAAGAGGATTTATTTAAAGTATATGATATGGAATGTAGACTTATTCGTGTGATATTTAACATGACAAAACGTGGTGTTAGAGTTGATATGGATAGAGCTATGGAACTTAAAAGAAAATTAAATATTAAAGAGAAAAAATATCTTAAACGTATAAAAGATATTACTGGATCTGATGTGCAGGTTTGGGCAGCACGGTCAGTGGCCCAGGCATTTGATAATGTTAATCTTGAGTATCCTCGCACAAAGTTAGGAGCTCCTAGTTTTACACAAACATTTTTAGATACACATGCTCATGAACTTCCGCGTATGATTACAAAAGCACGTGTTCTTAATAAATTACAAGGTACATTTGTTGATGGTATTCATAAATATATCAGTAATGGAAGATTACACGCACACATAAACCAAATACGTGGAGATAGTGGTGGAACTGTGACTGGTAGATTTTCTATGTATGCTCCTAATTTACAACAGATGCCTATTAGAAATGAGTTTGGATCAGAACTTCGTAAAATATTCATACCAGAACAAAGCGAGTACTGGTTATCGGCTGATTACTCACAACAAGAACCTCGTATTCTTACACATTTTGCAGTGTTAAATAAGAACGAAGGGGCAACAGAAGTTCAAGAAGCTTTTGTAAAAGGTTTAGATTTTCACAAACAAACAGCAGAAATGGCTGGTATTGATCGTAAATTAGCTAAAACTATTGGTCTTGGTGTTATGTATGGCATGGGATACAAAAAGATGGCAGTTGACTTAGATATATCACCTATGGAAGCAAAGGAAATGCTCAAAGAGTTTAGATCAAAGGTTCCTTTTATGCAAGGTATGTTAGAAGCAGTGATGAACCGTGCAAATCAAGTGGGATCTATTAGAACTTATCTTGGTCGTAGGTGTAAATTTGATTTGTTTGAGCCTGCTTGGTACGATCCTGGTGTGTTTCACAAAGCAATACCACACGATGAGGCTACCACAAAATGGGGTGGATCTATAAAAAGAGCTGGTACATATAAGGCATTAAATAGATTAATACAGGGCACAGCTGCAGATCAGACTAAAAAAGCTATGGTTGATATATATGAACAATTAGGTATAATACCTCTAATACAAGTTCATGATGAGTTGAATTGTAGTGTAAAATCTGATAAAGAAGCAAAAGAAATAAAAAATATAATGGAAACATGTATAGATTTAAAGGTGCCTTCTAACGTAGATTATAAAATGAAAGATAACTGGGGAGATGCCAAGTGAGTATAAATAAAGAAACAAGGAAAAAAAGATTAGAAAATAAAAAGAATAGCTTTGCTATTAATCCGGAGCAGATGGAGTATGAGAGAAGAAAAGTTTTGGAGCAAATGTCTACGAAAGTTGATAGGAAAAAACTCAACAACATGGCAGCGGTTGCAGCAACGAAAGAACCAGAATACTTCGATGAAGAAGGGAACAAAAGAGAACCAACAATGCGCATATTATCACTCGGGGCAGGGGTTCAGTCTTCCTGTCTCGCACTCATGGCGCAAGAAGGATTAACAAAACACAAACCAGATTATATGATTTTTGCTGATACGGGGTGGGAGCCCTCATTCGTGTATGAACATGTTGAATATTTAAAAAAAGCAATAACAATTTGTCCACTCATTACTGTAGAGCGAAGTAATATTCGTGAAGATCTTATTCGTGCAGCGAACCCAATTAAAGGGTCAAATGAGGAACATAAATCTTTCGCCGGACGTGTACCAAACCCTCCACTGTTTGCTGCTCGTCCTGGTGGAAAGGTTGGAATGTTATATCGTCAATGTACACATGATTATAAAGTTATCCCTATTCAAAAAAAGATTAGAGAATTATTAGGTATAAAACCTAGACATCGTGTTAAAAAAGGACAATTAGTTGAACAATGGATTGGTATATCTACTGATGAAGCCATGCGCATGAAAAAAGCTAGATTACCATGGTTAACATCACGTTGGCCTTTAATAGAAATGAAAATGTCCCGTATGGATTGTCTTCAGTGGTATCGTGATATTAAGAAACACCCCATGCCTGGTAAATCATCTTGCATAGGGTGTCCTTATCATCATAATGATCAATGGAAAAATATGCAAAAGAATTATCCAACAGATTTTGAAGATGCATGCGAAGTTGATGATAAAATAAGACATGGATTAAAAAACACAACAGCTGAATTATTTTTACATAAATCAGCTAAACCACTTCGAGACATAAATTTCTTGGAACCAAAAAAACAAGCAAGTTTATTTGGTGAAACATTTGATGAAGAATTTGCAGATGAATGCGAAGGACTGTGCGGCGTATAGTGGCTAAAGTAGGACTAGCTAAACACAGAGGAAGACGAAAGCTTGGTAGAAAGAAAAGAAGAAAAAGATCTGCTAGGTGGAGAAATAAAAAAACAGGAAGGTAATTATGAAAAAAGAAATTGAAGAAAGAAAAACAGCATTACAAAATCAACATGATGATGTTAATCAAAAAATAACTCAGGGTAGAAATGCACTAGGTAATTTAGAAGCAACATTGATGGGTTTGAAAGGTGCTATTTCGCAAATTGATTGGGTATTAGGCCTATTTGTAGACGAAACAAACAAAAAGGATAAATAATGGACGTTTGGGACCCTAACGATAAAATCACGGTTTTCAGCCAAATAAAAAAGGCCATAAACACCCCGGTATCGGGGTTTAAGCGATGGAGTGGTATGATTCTACCCGGGATTTTAATTGGTTTTTACTTTTTTATCTTCTTTTTAGTATTATCCGGATGTACATACTTTCAGAAAAAAGAAATGGAAGATAATATTACAATCATTGAAGGCAGAGAAGGAGAAGATGATATAATTGTAACTAATCTTACATCGGCACCTTTAAAAATTACATCTCAAGAAAAAATTGCATGTATAAAGTTATTGCCGGAGTGTAATGATTGAAAAAAAATTAGATAGATATGTACAAGTACTTAACAACATTGATGACGCTCAAGATAAATACTTGTGGATTATGGATTTTGGAAAAAATTCCAAATCAATGGAAGACGAAAACAGAACTAGATATTTTGAAGTTCCAGGCTGTCAATCACAGACGTGGTTGGTCCCGCATTTTATTGATGATAAAATATATTTTACTGCTGATTCAGCTGCACTTATATCGAAAGGCATGGTCTGTCTCATTGCGGATGTGTATAGTGGATCTACGGC